CCAGATGACGGACAGGAATAAATCTCTTTATAAGTTAGAAGGGTTCCCTAATGTTCTCTGGATAAATCTTGACAGGGTTCCAGAGAGAAAGAAATATATGGAGGAGCAATTCTCCTACTGGGGTATAGATAAACACCATAGAATTTCTGGTGTTGATGGAGATGAGTACGAAGAATATCTAAAGGGATCTGTTCCTCATAATATGAATAAAGGTGAGATAGCATGTGTTATGTCACATCTAAATGCTTTGAAGTATTTTGTTGAGGAGACAGACCTTGATGAGATAATGATCATGGAAGATGATGTAGATCTATCTACAGTAAAGTATTGGCCATTTACATGGAAGGAAGTTCGTAAGCGTGTTCCAATAAATTTTGATTGTTTACAGTTGACTATTATAAATCCTAATGGTATAACTTTAAAACTACATCATAGATTTATCAATGACTTTTCTGCTGCTTGTTATCTTATTACTCGTCATCATGCAACTAAGTGCCTCAGGTTACATAGGAGGAAAGGACAATGGAAACTCGACCAAAACATCAGACCAAGAGCAGTCTCGGAAGACTTGATACTTGATAGTGGTAAGAGTTATTCAACACCACTGTTCAACTATAGATTAGACATGGGTTCTGCTATACATGAAGAACATATAGATATATTTCACAAAGGAAGTAACAACGCTCTCAAAGATTTTTGGGAACGTGAAGCCATCGACATTCCACTTGAACAAATTATGGAATTAGATGAATACTGTGGTAGAATACCACCACAGGTTTATATCAACCAAGCACTGAAACAAAATGACGGAACAGCAGACACCTAAGTATGAAGGCATACAATTTTATGATCACATTGGTGTACTAGATAATTTTGCTACCAATGAATTTTGTGATTCTCTTATAGATCTATTTGAATTCTGGTATACTAAGAAGTACTTTAAGAATGAACGATCTGATCAAAATAAAGTTACATCTATAGATGGTCATGATTTTACGTTAGATCATTTCAATGATGGTCAATCACAGTTTCCTCAAGGTGGAATGGGTAGAAAGGATCATCAATTATATCTTGAGATCTGTGACTGTACTATGACGGCAGAAGTTAATAAGGTTATTGGTTTAGCATTTGAACAGTATGTAAAAGAGTATAAAGGATTGGTGTCTGATGCAGATCCAGTATCATCATGGACAGTCAAGCTACAAAGAACTGATCCTGGTGGTGGGTATCATGTATGGCATTGTGAAAATGGTAACTTCTTATATCGTGACAGGGTTCTTACATGGATGATATATCTAAATGATATTCCACTTGAATCTGGTGGTGGTACTGACTTCTATTATCAGAAGAGAACATTTCATCCTAAGAAAGGTACTGTAGTTCTTTGGCCAGCAGCATATACTCACATGCATCGTGGAGCATTTCTAACAGGAGAACAGTCTAAGTACATTGCAACTGGTTGGTTTATAAGAGAACCTGGTAACGTAACTGAAAAGGAAATTAGTGACAAGAGACAGATGAAATTAGAGGAATGATATTATGGACAGAACAGTTTGTCCTGAAGGATAGTACTGTCAGAAATTTGAAGAGTAAGTATAGAGACCCTTACTTTTTGAAGGGTGATCCTGGTTGGGGTCAACATTATACAGGTTACCATAGGAATCCTAACAACACTGCTAACACAGTGGATGGTAACTTTGTAGATAAAGAACTACTTCAACTTTACATACCAAAACTGAAGGAAGTTCTACAAAAAATTGGAGTGTATAATAGTAAATCTATATTCAGTTACAGTAGTATTTGGGGTCAATTATATACAAAGGAACTGGGTGCAACGATTGATGTTCATAATCACTATAAACATCCTAGTCAACTGGTTTCTTGGGTACATTTTGTTGATGTTCCAAAACAAAAGTGCTTCTACTTTATGATAGGAGATCAAAAAGTATATCCCAATACACAAAATACTTCTGATATAATATTTTATCCATCCTATGCACTACATGGTGTTGATAAGATGGATGAAGGTAATGACAGGTTTGTTGTTGCAGGGAATATAGTACAAATGAATTCATGATATTTTATACATGCATAACCAATGGATATGATAAATTACCACAGGTTTATATTGATCCTGAGGTTAGGTATGTTTGTTTTCATGATGGAAGTATAGAACTAGAAGGACCATGGGAGTTTATAGAACTTGAGTATGAACATGATTGTCCTGTAAGAAGATCATATCATCCTAAGCATTGTCCTCATCTATACTTTGATGAAGGTGAGTATGTTATATGGATTGATGGTTCGTATGATATAACAAAGGAACTTATAGATTTTTCTAAGATTAATAAATTAGATTTTGTTTTACAATCACATCCTGATCAGCGTTCATTGTTAGGAGAGTTCAAAAAATTATATGAAAATGGTTTCTCTACTGCTGATGAGATCATGTCCATGGCAAAAAGGATAAAGAATACTGGGTTCAAATTATATGATTATGATCAGACTATAAACTCTGTTATTTGGAGGAGACTTACACCAGATGTTATTGAGTGGTGTAAGACATGGAGAAAATGGTATATGGATGGTGTAAATAGAGATCAGATATCAAGTAATGTTGCTGAGTATCTTACTATAAAGGCACATAGGGTACCACTTCAAGTACAAATGACTGGTGGGACCAGGCAAAAGTCTTATGGTGAATCATATACTCTCCATCCTAAGGGTGGAAAGATTATGAATGAACTATTACATATATTTTTAGAATGGCACGAATAATATACACTGCTATTACCAATGGTTATGATGTAATATCTCCAAGGAATTACTATAACCCTGATGTAAAGTATGTTTGCTTTACCGATGGTCAGACTGATGTCCCTGGTCCATGGGAGGTGGTAAAGATTGATGATTGGAGACATCCTAGAATGAATCCACATTTATATTTTGACCAAGGTGATCAGACTATATGGATTGATGGATGTTATACTCTAACAAAAGAATTACTAACTAGGGTTCCTCCGTTTGCTGTACTAAGACATGGTAGTACGTTTACTTATTTGGATGAGATGTTAGAGGGATATACATGTGCTTTCTTCTCTTATGATGATGCTCTACGTTTCACTTTGAAACTAAAGGATGATGGATATGAATTCAAGAATTATAATAGCCCACAAGGAACTATTATATGGAGAACTATCAATGATGAGATCAAATCGTTTGGTGAGGTATGGTATGAGTGGTCAAACATGGGTATCAATAGAGATAATATACCTTTTGATGCTGCTACTCAATTCACTGGTGTTGTTCCAACATATTTCAAGAGAAAGCAATGTGGTATTGAGTTAGGTTATTTTAATAAGACTGGTCGTAGAGGTAAGCATCCACAACTAGGGGACAAGAAACAATATCTTAGAATGAAAAGTTTTACTGATTCACTTGAGATAATTACTGGATTATCTGCTAGACTATATGTTAGATATGATGAGCATGATTTTTACATGAGAGTCTACGGTATTATATGAAGTACTACACATCAATTACTAATGGTTACTTTCAACTAGAACCAAATAAGAGTAGTGAACATTTTATATGTTACCACGATGGTACTGTAGAAGAACAAGAAGGTTGGGAGCTGAGAAGAATAGAATATGATAACGAGGATCCAGTCAGAGTATCTCGTCATCCAAAGATACTTTGTCCTATTGAAGGTAAGAGTGTTTACATTGATGCATCTAAACTTCACACTATAAATGATAAGTTCTTCCAGTTGAGTGAGGACATACTAAACAATCATCAGTTCTTTTTGATGCAACATCCTCATAAGTATTCTTATCTTGAAGAGTGTGCTGAGTATGTACACAGAGGACTTGTTGATTGTTATGATGTTGTTAATTTTACTAAAGAGATAGCAAGGGATACTGATTTTGATTTTGCTAAGTTCTTTTCACCTTTAGGTACAGTTCTGTGGAGACATTCTGATTCATGGTTATGTAATATGTTGTGGTGGGATTGGTATACTAGAACTGGTAGAAGAGATCAAGTAGCTTTATCAGTTGCACTACAAATTTCTGGACAGGAGTTTGGATGGTTACCATGTAGATCTCATGTAAACAAATGGTCTGATTCAAATCCTATAGATGGTGCATGGTGGAAGAATAAAGGAGGGCGTTATGGGAAAGAAAAAATAGATCCTACTCCATGTATAGACAAATTATCTAAGATGACAGGACTTAGTATGCAGATGAGATATCGTGCTGCTATTATGAAGGAGACAGGTGACTGGTTGTTTGGAGTAAGAGAACCAGAGTTTTGGAATAAAAATGATAAGAACTTGGTGATAGTAAATGGATTCTAAGATAACAATCTACTCATGTATCACTAATGGATATGATGAGATACCTGACGATCATTATTATGATCCAGACATTAGGTATGTCATGTTCACTGATGGATCAATTGAACACAAGGGAGCATGGGAGTTTAGAGATATACCAATCACACATGATTGTCCTCTAAGATTAGCACTCTATCCTAAGATAATGCAACACAAACTATTCTCTGAAGGAGATAAGGTAGTGTGGATAGATGGTTGTTATGTTATGACTGAAGAGTATGTACAGTACACTAAAAAATTATTTGATAACCATACTAGAACACATATGAGACACCCTATGGGTTTCACATACTATGAGGAGATAGCAGAGAGTTACATAGCATCATATAATACTGTGGAAGATATAATAAACATCACAAAATCTGCTGACAATATAGGATTCAACTTTAGAAAATATGCTAACCCTATCTTGGCATCATTCTGGAATACTGTTGGTAATGCAGAGTTCAATGAACTATGGTGGCAACTCTCACAGATATCTACAAGGTGTGATCAGATAGCATTTGTGGTAGCAAAACAAATCACAGGACTAGAGTGGCATACTATAGACTGGTTGGATCCAGGTGTAAACTTCAGAGGTGTTGGAAGAAGAGCAGGTAATGCAGGTAGAAGAAAGATGCATCCTCAGGTAGGATCAAAAGATCAGTGGAAGACTATGAATGATATGTTATTACAAGTAAAAAATATTACAGGTATGAATCATATACTGTATAATAAACATTGGAGAAAAAAAGACAAGTTGTATGAATGGATAGAGAAGCATCACGGATGATAATATACAGTTGTATTACCAATGGGTACGATGAGATACCTGATGAACATTACTATGATCCTGATATCAAGTATGTTATGTTCACTGATGGTACTATAAAAAAGAAAGGACCTTGGGAGTTCAGAGAGATACCATGTGATCACCCATGTCATAGGAGACGGTCAGCATATGTAAAGATCAATCCACATAAAGTCTTTCCTCTTGGTACTAAGACTGTATGGTTAGATGGTTGTTATGTTATGACACCTGAGTATGTGGAGAAGTGTAAGGAATATATGAGTGGGCATAGGTTCACTATCATGAGACATTGTGAGAAGTTCAATTACTATGAGGAGATACTAGAAAGTTTCCTACCATCTATGTGTACATTTGATGAAGCAATAGAGATATCACAGACAATAAAAGATCTAGGATATGATTTCAAGGAGTATTGTAGTCCTGTACTAGCATCTATATGGAGAACATTAGACGAGGACATAGTAAAGTTCAATGACTTGTGGTGGAAGTACTCATTGATAGGTACTAATAGAGATCAGATATCATTTGATACAGCAAGACAGTTGACACAGATTGAACTGAATATTATTGAGGATGGATGGCAAAGAATGGAAGAGTATAGAGTGAACGGTCAGAAATTATACAATTATTATCCTGGTTCATGTGGTATACTATTTGGTAGTCGTGGTAAGAAGTATAGGAAGAAGTTGCATCCACAGAACGGTCACAAACAACAGTGGAAGCAGAAAAAAGAACTACTGAATGCACTAAGACCTATCACTGGACTCCATCCAATCATAGCTAGATACAATTTTGATGAGTTCGTAGATAGGAATGTATTGTATCCAATGTTACCAATTCAGTCTTGACTTTTATGTGAAGTTTTGTTATAATAAATAACCGTAGGTGAGCATTTGCTCACGTCATCTTACCCCTAACCAAGACCATGGGGATTCCCGAAAGGGATTAGTCTTTTCATATCCTATCACAACGTTCTATTCTTTCAGATGACAACTCTTTCAAAAAGAGATAGCGGTCTGTTAGCTAATTGGAGCGAGTTTGGTGACTGGGTAACAAGTACAAACAACCGAATTTATGTTGGTTGGTTTGGAGTTTTAATGATTCCTTGCTTGTT